CTTACGTATATCCAACCATGATTAAACATAGTTCTCAATAGTTCAGCTAACTGGCTTGGGTCCTTACTACTTTCCACTAAACCGGAAAGAGTAAATGGACTAATCTCATTCCCTTCATAAAAATATCTTGAAGCAAATGAGAGGATCTTAGGTCCCACCACTGTTTTAAGTGGAGAGATCTGGACCCCCAGAGTGTTAACCATTAGATCTTGATAATTGTGAGCAGTGTCTTTATCACATATAACAATATCATCACCTAGTAATGCATACCGTTCAAATGGTAATGCATGACCAGCCCGATTTGCGGCTAGTTGTACTATGACGTGATGTGATAATGAGAAAGCCGGCCAAGAACTGTATAGCCCTAAAGGCTGTCCAGTTCTATAATGGATATAAGATCCCTTCGGGGTCTTAAAATGTAGAGTTACTAGAACTCTACTCCAGCTTTCAGCGATATCTGAGTTATAAAGATGTTCCATAACAAATTTCTGGACAAGCAGTGGAGACCTATCTGTTGCGTTAGAGGGTTCAAAATTATAAAACTCTCTTTCGTTAAATAGGTACGTTAAATCCCCCTGTAAGAATGCTCTATCCACCTTGAAAGTTTTCAAGGTTTCCATGAGATCCTCGTGGAAGGGTTTAAAAGGCAGTCTGTGTCCATTAGTCTGCAATACACATGTTCTTTACTTTTCCTTCCTTCTCGGGGAAGGGTGAGAAAATCTCACCCGATCCTTTAACCATGAATTGAGGTTTTAATCTCTTTTCTAGGGAGTCCGTTATATTTGGACCACTAAGGAAGACTACATTTCTGTAGATTTCGATACTATACAGTACTGAAAGATCTGTAAGGGCATCATGAATGGCTAAACTTTTGTTTGGTTCTCTCTTTAGGCTCATATGATATTCGCTCCATGAGGGTACCTTTCGATTTTGAAGAATCTGGGGTAACAAAGATCTAAGTTCGTACTCTAGTATGAATAGGTCTTCCCCTATATATTCCGATGTAATTGGAGTATAATTGGGCTCTG